AAGCAACCATAGTCGAGCTGGACGGCCAGTCCATAACCGTCCCGTTCGACAAGCACGAGAACGTCACGGCCAATAAGATCGTCGTTGCCCAGCTTCGCAGCTCCCTCCAATACGCCCTAAAGAGCTATCGGGACGGAGAGACCGTAATGAGCCCCAAGGAGCTTAACGACCTAGCCATGGCCGTAAAGAACATGACGGCCACCTCCAAGGAGATATACGAGACCGCCGAGCCCATCACCACCATCAGGCCAACCGCCGACGTGGACGTAGACGCGGAGGACATCAGCTTTGACTCAATCAAGAAGCCGGAATGAAGATCGAGGAGCTAAAGAAAATCCACGCCCTTATCACGGAAGATAAGTGGCTAGATGCAGCAGAACAAGCACTTGAGCTTGCCGACTCCAAGAGGGAGGTCATCTCCAAGACCCAAGCAATCGGGATTCTGCGCAACCTATTCCAAAAGTTCCTTGACGAGGAGATGTATTTGGAAGCGGCGACTCTGCAATGGGGAGGTGACAAATTCAGCGCGGAACCCGATTGCGTAAGGCGTGTGTTCGAGGCGCTGAGAACCAGCTCCAAAGTCCTCTTCTGCGGTGCCAGCTCAATGGGTAAGAGCTTCAGCGCTGGCGTGTGGATGTATCTGGACTGGCGCAGAGACCCCTACTTCACCTCCATCAAATGCGTAGGTATCTCAGAGGACCAAGTAAGGAAGCACGTATTCTCGCATATTTCCCGTATGCATCGCATCTGCGCCATCCCCATGAAGGAGGAGGTAGTGATACGTGACTCCGACATGTGGATGGGCATCAAAGGTGCTGGTAACGAGTTCGGCATAACGGCAATCGCCTACAAACAATCCGAGGAGACATCCGGTGGGTTGCGTGGGTATAAGTCCTTGCCAGTAAGAGACTCCAAGCACCCAAAGTTCGGTTTCATGTCCCGCCTTCGCGTGATCGGTGACGAGGGAAACCAATGGCCGTCTGGTCCATTTAAGGGACTGAACACCATCGTTTCCCAGATAACCGGAACCGAGCTTGTTAAAATCTCCATCTCGTTTAACCCCGAGATGACCTCCCAGCACGTCGTCGAATTGGCCAAACCCCCAGACGGGTGGCTGGAAAGCGACCTTGAAATCCTTTACGACTGGGAGTCTGCCTACGGGTGGAGGGTATGCAGGCTTGACGCAGCTAGGTGCGAGAACGTCATGCAGCGCAAGAAGGTGTTCGACGGTCTGCAAACCTACGAGGCTTACATGGGCTACCTCAAGGGCGGTGGAGACAATTCCGCGTCCTATTGGTGCTACGCCCGAGGATTCCCGCCACTCAAGGGTTCCATAAACACCCTGATCCCACCGGCTTGGCCAAACGAAGCCCGTGGGGAATGCACGTTTATCGACAACCCAATCATCTTTGCGTCTGTGGACTTGGCGTTCATGGGCAAGGACAGCGCACAAATGGCGGTTGCTAGGTGGGGGCGTGCGGCTGGCTGGCGTAATAACATGGGCGTCTATATTCCATTTAAGGACCGCCTTAACGTAGCCCAAGACAAGCCCAGATACGTCCTCCAGATAGATCAAATCTTGCCAATGAGCAAGCATGATGACACCACCAAGATGTCGGAGGAGATCATGGCTCGCGCCAAGATGCTCAACATCAAGCCGGAGAACTTAATCATCGACAAAACCAGCATCGGTCTGGGTGTCCACTCCCACCTAAACAAGGTGTGGGGTGCCAGTCGCGGGGTATCGTGGAATGAAAAGGCCACCGCGCAGAAGATCGTCAGCGAGGACTTGGACGGCGCGGACGCCCAATGTGATGGAGTAATGTCCGAAATGTGGTGGACGTTCAGAAGGTGGCTGGACCCGCGCTGCTGCGCAATCCTCATCAATCCAATCATCCCAACAGTCCCGCTCAACACCGAGCTTACCTCCCGCCGATACGGAACCTCCAAGGGCGGTAAGATCAAGGTGGAGGCCAAGGACCAATACAAGGCCCGCAACGGTGGCGTATCCCCCGACTCGGCGGACGCCATCATCATGTTGACCCTGCTGGTCAGGCAAAATGGCGACGTGCTACCCGGTCTAGTCGAGCAGCAGGCCAGAAACACAGACCAAGGCGGAGCCATCAAGTTCGAGCAACCCTACAAGAATCCGGTTGTGTTTGAGAAGGATGACTCCATAAACGAGGACCATGACGGCAAGGAAAATCTAGAATAATGCTCAAGCTAAATAAGGACCAGATGCGCCGACCCATCGGGGGCCATCACTTCACCATCCACAGCATCACGTTCCGGGACGAGACGTTCGATGGCCTGCTTGAAAAGATCAAGGAGTTCCGCATAGCCAACATGGTCCCGGTGGGCGACCCCCACGAGGAGGTTCTGCAATACTACGCCGACCACTTCCCCTACATGGTGCTGGCCGACGGAAAGCCATACAATCCAAAAATAGACGGTGATTACGACCTGTGGGCCAGATGGATAGGTAGGGCATGGAGAAACCCGCCAAAATCAATTGTAGCCACCAAGGAAGCGGAGATGCGGATGGATACCTGCCGGACTTGCCCGCACAACAAGCCAATCGACATCAAGAAAACCCCGGAGTCCCGAGCATTAAATCAGCGAGCATATTTGTTGAGAAGGGGTTACGAGAGACCGAAAGACATCCACTTTTGCGCCTTGCACAAAGCCGACATTTCCGTTCTCTCTTTCTGCACAGCCCCGGATGCGCTCTCGGAAAAAGAAAGTTCAGTAGAGCCTCAAGCATCTTGTTGGGTTGGTTCTTTGAAGGGGTCATAGGATAGGGGGTTTGCCGTTCGGGGTTTCTTGTTTCCTCGTTAGTTCTTTCCCTCCTTCGTGCGTATATCGGTCAAAACGCGCGTCCCTTCATTCGTTTTTGTCGGAACACACAACCAAAGGAAATATGCACGCCAATGACTCTGCCAGCATCAATCAACTTCTGTTAGGCCGCATGGAGGAGCTGTGTATGCACCTCCTGCCCAACGGCAAAGCCAAAGGAAACCACTGGGTAGTAGGGGGTATCGACGGTGAGGCCGGAGCCTCCCTGCAAGTCACCCTCAATGGTAGCGCAGCCGGTCGTTTTATCGACTTCGCTAATAAGGACTCAAAGGGGGCCACCCCGCTGTGGCTGTGGTCCAAAGTCAGGAACCTTTCGTTTTCATCTGCAATCCGCGAGGCCAAGGAATGGCTGGGAGTCAAGGACGACAACTTCGGCGTAAAGCGCCACAAGCCAAAGGTTTATTCCAAGCCAAACGTAGGTGGCGTGCGACCGCTTGAGACCAACACCGAGGCGATGGATTACTTGGTTGGAGAGCGCAGAATCGACCCAATCGTAGTCGCTAACTCAAAGGTCAGCGAGACGGAGGATGGAAAGGCAATCGTCTTCAACTTCGCGGACTACGACGACGAGTCCAAGCGCTGGATAATCGCCCACCGCAAATACTTACGTCTAGCCCGCCCAGATGGCAAGAAGGATACTTGGACCACCAAGGGGACTAAGCGTTGCCTATTCGGCAAGAACCTAATTACGGACAATGACAGCGAGCTGGTTATCTGCGAGGGGGAGATCGACGCCCTGTCGTGGAACTCATGGAAGATTCCCGCTGTATCCCTGCCCAACGGAGTCCTTGACTTCGAGTGGTGCGACGTTGATTGGGAGTGGCTGGCCCGTTTCGAGAAAATCTATGTCTCAACCGACATGGACGAGCCCGGACGCGCCTGCTCACTTGAAATCTGCAAGCGCCTCGGCCTCCACCGCTGCTACATCGTCGCGCTTCCCAAGAAGGATGCCAATGAGTGCTTGGTCACGGGAATGACCCGCGAGCAAATGGACGCTCTGCTCAAAGCAGCAAAGGGCATCGAGCTGGACGAGATCAAGCGCCCGGAGGACTTCAAGACCGAAGTTCTTGACTACTACAACACCGACCCCTCCCTTCGCGGTGCCGATACCCCTTGGACGCCCGCCCTTCCTTGGCGCGTGCGCAAGGGGGAGCTGACCATCCTTAGCGGATTCTCGGGTCACGGCAAAACGGCGATGCTCAATCAGCTGATGCTCCACCTTCTTGCGGCCAACCAAAAGATCATGGACGCCTCTCTGGAGATCAAACCCGGCATGACGCTCTACAACATGACTCGCTGCGCACTAGGCAAGAAGCAGTCGGATAAAGCCGAGATCGAAGGGTGCATAAGCTGGATCAACGACTCGATGTTCTTCCTCGACTGCATAGGGACGGTGAACGTAACCCGCCTCATGTCAGCCATGGAGTATGCCCGCAAACGCCACGGAATCGACGTGTTCGTCATTGACTCGCTGTTTAAGTGCGGACTATCGGGAGAGGACTATGCTGGTGCTCGGGACTTCGTGGACAAGCTTACGACATTCTGCAATAACACCGGATGCCATATCATTCTGGTTGCCCACTCCCGCAAGGTGTCCAGCGGAAATGAGTTCTCTGTCCCAACTAAGTCCGACGTGGCGGGATCATCCGATATCTGCAACGCGGCATTCAATGTAATAATCGTCTGGCGCAACAAGCTCAAGAAGAAGAAGATGGATGAGATCATGCACTCAACCACAATGGACCCAATATCCAAGACCGAAGAGCTGGTTAAGTGGATGGATCAACCGGATGGCCAGATAGTAATCGACAAACAGCGCTTTGGTGAAGGTGAGGAAAGCGCCATTCCAGTCTACTTCCACAAGGAAAGTTGCCAGTTCCATCCAAATAAGGATATGATGACCCCATATTTCACCTGTAAATAATAGACGAAAATGGATGCCATATCAAAAAAAGAGTATAACGCCGCCTATTATAGGGCAAATAAGGAGAAGCGGAAGGAGTGCAGCAGGTCTTGGAGGATTAAAAACATGGGTAGGTTTATGCAAAAAAGCAAAGAGTGGGCCAAGGCGAATCCGAAGCGAATAAAAGACATTCAGGCCAGATCATATGGCAGGCAAAGGAAGGCCCATTTAATGGATAAATACGGAATTTCCGACCGCGATTACTCATTATTAATGGAATCCCAGCGAGGGGTTTGTAAGATATGTAGCAAAATATGCGCGTCGGGAAGGGCGCTATCGGTTGACCATGACCATGCAACGGGAAGGGTAAGGGGGCTTTTGTGCGGGAAATGCAATGCCGGTCTCGGGCTTTTTATGGACTCAAAAACCAACTTAGAGCTGGCGATAAAATACCTGAATAATAGTTATCCTGTTATTGAAAAAATGGAAATTAGTATGAAAATAGACGAAGAACTACCACAAAACACATAAAACCTAAACATAAACCCAGTTTGATATTGACAAGTGAGATTGGATTGTAACTGTAGATCAACAAAAGGCAATGGCATCCAAATCTGACCCTGTATCGGTGGTGGCGACAACTGGCAATACTTCCGGCAATACCCCGGAGGTTAGCCTAGACCTAAGCGTCGAAAACAGAACCATCACGGATGCCAATCAGGCATACGAGGTGTGCCAGTCCCTTCAAACGGATTGGCAGAAGGGCATCACCAATGCAGCTAGGATTACGTCCAAGATCAACGGGGAGCGCCCGTATAATCAAAGGAAGCTAGAGAACGCCGGTAAGGGATGGAAAACCAACATCTCTACCGGCTTTTTGGCGTCCGAGTGTCGTCAGGTCGCTCCGCGCCTATACATGCCGGTAAAGACCGCCAAGTATCTCACGTCAGCATCCCTGCCTATCGGGTGGGCCGATGGAGACATGAAGACGGGATTCTTTCGCCAAACTATCACCAAGGCCATTCGCTCTTGGCCAAAGTGGAACTTCTTCATTCGCGGAGTAGCCAGAGAGGTGTCTACCTTTGCTTTCTGCTTCAACGCCTTCTTCGACAAGTATGAGTGGCGTCCGACGCTGCTTCGCATGGACAAAGGCTTCGTTCCACAAGGAACCGAGGTAATGGACACAGAACCCGCCCTGTTCATGGCTAAGTATGACTACAAGCCATCTGAACTTCTTGAACTACTCAAGAACAACAAGGAGGCTGGCCGCGACGAATGGAAAGAAGGGGCTGTGGTTGACGCCCTGAATAATGCAGCTGTAACCCCAATCGACTCGACCTACGCCCAAGCAAGGTCATATACCGACCTGATTCGTCAAGCTGTCTGGACTACCGCCTATGCCAAGGGATATAAGGTTATCAGCACTTGGCATCTGTTCGCCAAGGAAGCCACTGGCAAGGTCTCCCATTACGTCATTATGAGCGATCAGGCTCCTAATAGCAACGTAACCCCAAAGGGCAAGAACGAGGGCGCGACCCGCCTGCTATACGAATCCCTAGACCAGTTCGACTCCATGGAGGACTGCGTAGCCACTATCGTTTACGATTACGGCGATGGCACCGTCCACGGAGTATGGGGCGTTGGCCAAATCCTCTACGATATGTCCGTTCAGGTTGAGCGCATCAGGTGCGATTCCGTAGACAACCTCCGGATGACGAACAAGATGAAGCTTCAGGTTCCTGACGCCAAGAACGTTAACGACGTAAAGCTTAACGTCACTTCCGACACTATGATCGTGTCCGGTGCCCAGTTCGCCGGAAACACCGCCGCAATGCCGCAGGACGTTCAGGGATACGAGCTTCTGGATCAAAAGCTGTCGCAAATTGCGCGAGAGAAGATTGGGTCGTTCATCCCGCCAATCCCACTCCAGCCCTCCGACATCAAGGCATCCCAGATCAATGCCAAGGTCAGCGACCAGCAGGAGTTGCGTGAGGACATGCTTGAGACCTTCCTCGTTCAGCTGGCACCACTCATTCGCACCATCACCAAGCGCCTGACGGATAGCGACTCGCCTGACAAGAAGGCCAAGTCGGTCCTGAAGGAACTCAAGGAGAAGCTGACCGACGAGGAAATTGAACTTCTACGCGAGGACATTCCAGTTCAGTCTATAATGGGCTTTACGGAGCTGGCTGCTCAGAAGCGCGCCGCCTTCGCGGCTTCCGTGCTTGGCAATCCACTATTCAGGCAGGCCGCACTAGCCCGTGTAATGGCAGAGGGTTCAGGCGACGAAACCTTCATCCAGTCTATCGTCCTCCCGGATGGAGATCAGTCCGCCAAGATCGAGGCAGAGCGCTCCCAGCTTATCGAGAACGCATCGCTGGCCCTTGGTCAGCCTACGCCTATCTTGCAGAACGACAACGATTGGGTGCATATGCAGACGCTCAAGCCGAGCATCATGGCTGTAATCAAGGCCGGAAACGCACAGATAGCCCAGATCGCCGTCCAGCACTACGCAGCCCATTGGGCTCAGGGCGTGAACAAGAAGATGATACCCGACGATCAGATCAATACCGAGAAATCTTGGATCGCCTCTGCCGAAAAGGCAATCGAGGCACTACAACAAAGACAGCAGGTTGCTCAGCAACACCAGCAAGCGGGCGTCCCGATGCCCGACCCGTCACAGCAACCGCAGCGGGCTGAAATGCCCGCACAATAACAATCAATGGAAATCAGGAAAACAACCGCCCTAAAGTGGCGACAGCTCCTCGGTGCGCCCGAAGGAATCGAGGGGATGCTATATCTAAGGGAGAACATCCCGTCAATCAGCGGAGCGGACCCAACGGCGCTCGCGTTTTCAGCCGGAAAGAATCAGGGATACATCCATGCAATCGACTCAATCATGGAGTTAGCCAACTCAATCGACAATAAAAAGCCATCGGAAGAAGAACTGCTAAATAAAGGACTAGAATAATATGGATAATCTATTTGAATCAACCAAGGTAATTCCCGAGAAGCCTCCCATCGAGATTCTCTCTGACGGCTCTCCCGTGGAGAGTCAGTCTGGAAGGAATCTTGCCGACATCTTCGCGAAGGTAGAGGCCGGGGCAACCGTAGCGGAAGCTGCTGCTACCCCAGAAGCAAAGGCCCCCGACCCCGATCCAGAGGTTGTCGTAGAGCCAACCGTGGATAAGTCCGGGCTGGACGCCAAGCTATCCGAGAAGGAATCCGCCAAGGCTCAGGACGAGGAGGTCTCCCGCGAGAAGCTGCTTGAGGCCACATCCCCCAAGAAGCCGGTGGCCAAAGTCGAACCAGATGTGGAGCCAGAAGCCGCCGCAAAGGCCGATCCTGTCGATCCAGAGGCCCCAACAGAGGATGACCTTAAGGTTCTACCCCACGACAAGCCAAAGACCGCAAAACGCATCCAAGCCCTACTTAAGAAGGTGGACGCCCTCAACCTCACGTTCACCGAGACCAAGCGCCAGTCGGACGAGAAGGCCAAGAAGATGTCGGAGCTTGAGGACCAGCTTAAGAAGGTCCAGTCGGCAGACCCGGCAACCGCAGACGCCGTTAAGACACAACTTGATGAGCTTCGTATGTTTAAAAGGAAATACGAACTCGACCGAGACCCAGAGATCAAGACCAGGTTTGACTCACGGGTTGACTACGCCGAGAAGGGCATTACCGAAATTCTCTCTGCGCGTCAGGCCACGCCCGCCCTCCTTAAGCTAATTTCCGACGAAGGCGGATGGACCAAGTTCTCGTCCTCACAATCCCCTGTTTCCGTGCGAGCGTCAGATGGCAGCCTGACCACGATCACAGCAGCAGAGGCGTCCGAGAACATCCTCTCGGCCCTACCCATGGTTGACCGCAAGCGCCTAGAGTCCGCTATGATGGAGCAGATTCAAATCGAGCGGGACAAGAAGCGATTCCTAGAGGAAGAGACCAAGCGGGCCAACGAATACTTCTCTGAGCGTGAGGAGCAGAACAATAAACAAGCCGAGACCCAGAAGCGCTCTATGGAGGAAGCCAGCAAGCTAATCGAGGACTTCAAAACAACCGCCATCTCCAGTAGGGATTGGTTGAAGCAGGAGCCCGTTCCAGAAGGAGCAACCCCAGAGCAGAGGGCCGAGCTGGAGGACTCCAACGCCTATCGCAAGCAACTTGCATCTCTATTGAAGAAGAACCTAGAGGTTCGCGACGTTCCGTCCATGCTTGGTGTGGTGGAGGACTCCGTAGCCTACTACGCAGAACGCCGCAAGACCGCCAAGCTAACCGATGAGGTTGCAAGGCTGAGACTTGAGATTGACTCTGGGCGTAAAGCACTCGACAAGTTCAAGAGCGCATCCAAGTCTACCTCGCGCGCTGGCTCCATCGCAGCCGGTGGTTCGTCTTCTTCTGTTCCACAAAAGTCCAAGACTCCAGCGTCTCTTGAGGAGGCGTTCGACGCAATCGAGGCGGGCGAGAAGTTCAGTTAATATCTAAGCTATATGGATTTACGAAAAAAGATAAAAGACAAGATCGAGCTGGTTGGCGTCAAGGAGGCGGCGGAATACTTCGGTGTTTCGCTTGGGACCGTATCAAACTGGGCGAGCGGAAAGACCAACCCATCCATTGATGCAGTCGAACTCCTGCTGATCGACGAACCGGCCTGCGCCGCCCCCAAGAGCCCCGAGCTAACCATGTGGGAGGGTCGGAAGCTTCGCGTCATGCTTCCCGTGTATCGCTCCGTCAATCCCGACACCCACTATACGCTATTCGCGAATTACGCACAGTATGGCCCGAGCAAGATCGCGATGGAAATGAAGAAGCGGACCATCATCTACGAGGCCCGCTCCATGCTAACCTACAAGGGTATGCTGAGCGACGCCGAGACGTTTATGATGTTCGACGACGACATGATCCTTCCGTGTGGAAACGCGGGAGTGTTCAACGGCAACTACGGCGCGGGCCTACCTGACCACCTAGCGTCACTCAACACCATCAGCCGCCTCATGTCGCACGGCAAGGACAAGGGTATCATCGGAGCGCTATACTTCGGTCGCCACCGTGCTGGCCGCGCCCAATGCGCCTCCGGGTTCGGTAGCGATGATGACAACGCCAAATTCCACCGCCATGAGTTCACTGGCCTAAAGCCACAGGAATGGGTGGGGACTGGCGGTATCAAGATCGAGCGATGGGTGATCGAGGAGATGGACAAGGCAATCGAGGGTGGCAAGTGGCCTGAGATCAAACGCCGTAGCGAAGACCGATGGAACGGATACTTTACACCCCGCCGCGTGGAAGAGGGTGAGGACGTGGCCTTCTGCCGCCGCGCCGCAGAGATCGGAATCCAGTCCTACGTTGACTGCGACCTAGAGCTACTGCACGTTGGAGATGAAAACTACAGCGGAAGAAACACCAAATACTAATGAGCAAACCAGACAATAACTATCTCTCCATAGCGGATGTTCAAAACAAGCATCTCACCAACTGTCGAATCAACCCAAAAGACGAGGGTAAGGATTGCTCGGACTACGACGACATCCTCAAGTTCTCGCACGCCGTCCACTGCTCCATCAAGGACTCGGTTATCAGCGGAGAGGGAGTGAACCGGGAGAACACAATCGACATGAACAGGTTGTGCGCCGGTATCGTGGTGGAGCGTTGCGCCATCATCAGCGGCCTTCAGAACGCCATCACCATCAAGGGCGGCTGCGAGGATGTCCTAATCAAGGATTGCGTGATCGAACCCGGCAAAGGCAACTGCGACATCGACCTTGGCAATTACTCGGACCAATGCCAATGCCCGGTTATTGACATCCGCCTAGATAACGTCAGCCGATCAGATGGTGAACCAGTCCGCGTCAGGGTCATTAACTCTGATATACCAGTCGTTACAGGTGGTAACGTCGTCATTACCAGACCGTATTGGGGTCGTTTCCCCATCTGGAACATCTACTCATTCTTCCGCCGAAAAGGAATTCTATGAACGAACCATCTGAACACGAGAAGT